TTGTCACAGGCAATGTGATTGTTTGGGTGAGCGTTCCCGTAAAAAATTGAAAATATGTGCTTGTGTTGGTCAGGACGGTTGTGCCACCAGCAGTCGCGGTAGTTGTGAACGTCGTCAGGTTTGTCAAAGCGGCGTTGGCGGTCGTTGCTCCAGTGCCGCCGGAAGCAACTGGCAAAGCAGTTGAGAATGTAACAGCACCAGAAACACCAAGAGTTCCAGTAATGTCGAGCGTTTTTGTTGGAGTTACTACGGAACCAATTCTAGTGTCGCCAGCAAATGCATTGTTTGCCGTTCCGTTGGCAAAATAATTCCATTTGTTTGAAGCAGAAGCAAGGTCGCTGTAAAAACCGTAAGAGTTAGTGACAGTTGCCGCGCCATTTGAAGCAAGTGTGCTGTTTGCTTTAAAACCATATTGGTTTGTTGCCGTAGAACCCGCCCCGCCAGATGGCGGATTAGCGAGAAAATGGACAAGGTCTGTCGTTGTAAAAGAAGCGTTTGCAAGAGCAATATTTGAAAAATAAGCTGCCGCAAGAGTAGTCACGTCTGATTGGACGTTGCCATTAATGCGCTGACCGTAAGCAGAGGTTGCGCCTGTGATGTCTAACGGAACAGCAAGACCAATGAATGTAGTTGCATTTCCGCCAAATCCCCAATTCCCTGTTGTTCCAATTGTTCCACCCGTAACAGCACCATTGTTGCCAACTTTAAAAAGAATTTTATCTGTTGTGCCAACGCCGGACGTTGATTGAAGCGTAAGCGTAGAACTTGCTGTCGTGCCACCAATAAGAAGCGGCGTTGTCAACGAGGTTGTCAGCGTTGGAGAAGCTGAATAAGAAGGGTTCCCCGCAACGCCCCCTGAAACCAAAACGGCCCCTATTGCAACATCTGCAAGTTTTGCCAAAGTTGTCGTTGTGTCCGCATAAAGCAAATCACCAACTGTGTATGATGTCTGACCCGTGCCGCCATTGACCGCAACAAGCGTTCCAGCAACAGTAACTACACCAGTAGTCGCAGATGCTGGGGTCAATCCGGTCGTGCCAAAGCCAATAGAAGTCACAGCAGCGGTGCTAGGGATGGCTCCAAAGGAGGGTGCGCCACCAGTCGTCGCAACCAGAACCTGCCCCGTGGTTCCTACCGCTGTAGTAGCCATTGCAGTCGTGGATGAACCATACACAACGCCGTTTGTAGTTAACGCGCTTGTCTGGCCCGTGCCGCCTGATGTAACTGGCAAAGCAGATGAAAGCGTTACGACTCCAGCAGATGAAATAGAAACAGCAGTTGTTGCACCGTTGTTCCCAACTTTCATTAAAATGCTGTCCGACGTGCCTACACCCGTCGTAGATTGAAGCAACAATGTCTGGCTTACAGACGAGCCGCCATAAATAGATGGCGTCGTAACAGACGTTGTGAATGCAGGGTTCATAACCGTGCTGATCGTACCCGTTGTCGTAATTGGGGTCTGAGTCGAGGTAAGATTGGTACCAATTCCAATGCTGTAAACCGTGCCTGTGCCAGTTACAGTATCCCAGAATGGGTCGCTATTTGGGCCGCCTGTGCGAAGAACTTGTCCAATAATGCCGGGGTCTAGCGCTACCCAATTGCCAACATTTCGATAAATCATCTGCCCTTGGGTCGCACCAATCGCGATATCCATCAAAGACGAGTATGAAACCGCTGATGCAACCGCAGTCCCGGCTGTTGCGTTACCTATTAAATAGCCTGCGCTAATCGTAGGAAATGGATAATTTGCGTTAAAATAAGTTCCAATTTGAGACGCTGTTATATAAACAGTTGTACCATTCTGAACCGCAGGAATTTTATCTGTCCCGGTTACTGAAAGAGCCGCCGGAAGATTTGTAATTGTGACATTTGACATTTACGCACCTACCTGTGGAATCTGAGTATATTGCGGAGGAATACCAACCAACGCTGTCACTATACGAGAATTTGTATCCAAAAGTCCACCAGATGTAACGGGGTTTGGAGCTTCATATGTAAAAACAGTTGCTGAAACGACCGTTGCGTTAAAGAAACCGGATGCCTTTGGCTCAGTTATACCCGCTACAGATATCTGATCGTTGTTCGTCAAATTGTGAGCACTCGAGCACGTAACCGTAATTGTAGTCGTGTTGTTTGCCGTAATTGACAAAACTGGCACCAAAACGTTGTACGCTGTGGTATTAAATAACGGCATAATAGCATTTGGGCTCAAGTTTGCTGGCGGTCCCAAAGGTTGTGACGTTATGTTAATGCCGTTTTCTGTTGTGATGTCGGTATCCGCATACACCGGGATGCCAGTATCAGGGTCTGTTGTTGACCCAGTTACCGCCAAATTGCCCGTATTTGCATAATTGTAGTTTTCAGGACGCGCATTGATGATAGGCATCGGGTCTGCGCTTAGAATAATAGGCTTCAATTGCGCTTGAGGCTTGTCATAACAAGGAGCGCAAACCAAAAACCTCAAATTTTGAAGCTGTGGGCCGCGATAATCAAATTGAAACCGTAAACTGCGATGATTGTAGATAAAACCGCATCTGTCACACCGACCAAAGGCCGCTGGGTTGTTTGAATCTACACTGGCGCGACCGTGGGGGCGATATGCCATATCAACCCATCCTAAAATAGCCTGAAAGCCCCGGCATGATGTACAACGGAACGTTTTCGGTGTCTTGAGTAGCGGCGATTTCGTAAGCTTGAGCGGCTTTTGCTTCTAAAATTTGCGACCTGTCAGGCGCGTAAATAATTGCCAAACGTGCCGCCAAACCAGAACAGGCAGCGTCCATCCAACGATAAGGAATGTCCAAAGTCTGTCCATTGCTTAACTCCGCGTCTTGAACTTGGATTACCCGGTAAAATTTAAGGGTATAATAGTTGGATTGGTCAGGAACAGGCCAAACAGTAATGGTCGGGTTGATTAACCGATCAAACCAGAACACCGTTGGCGGCGACTGAAGGTTTTTATTGGGCGTTTGGCTGTATTCCGAGCGGCTGATAGGCATAATAACGCGGTCAAACGCGGATTGGCCCGTACCGACTGAAATATACGCATCCAAAACCATGACTGTCCGCGCTGCGTCTTCTGCCGTATTGCCCGTATCGGCGTAATACGTAGAAACCCCTTCAACCAAAGGGATTTCCTGAAGATCAACTTTCCACAGATTAACCCCACGGTTTGACCATTCCGAAAACATCAGATTGGCTTCAAACCGGGCGTCTTGCATATGCTCCTGCACAAGCGCCGTCCTGCGTACACCACACCGGGCAAACGCATTAAGGACAACTTCGCCTAATGAAGGATTAAACGCATATGTTCCGCTAGAAGTCATGGTTTACCCTTAGAAGATAGTGCCATCGTTTGCGACTAGGATAAGATGGAACTCACCCGTCATTACAGCAACACTGCCAGTTGATGCAGAACATTTCATTTCAATGTCTGTCTGCGCCGCAATTGGAAGTGGGCAGTCAAAATGACGGTCAAAAGAATTGCCACTATTCATGCGAGCAGTTGCTTCAATGACTGGGATTGATCCCGTGTAAGTAACAAAAAATCCTGAACAAGAAACTGGTGTTGCGCTCGCATATGCTGACGTAAACGTATAACTGGATAAATAAGCCGTGTATCCGGCGGGAACCGTATAAACAGCCTGTGTTGACTGGTTATAGGCTAAAGGAATTATCCCATAAACGTTTGCAGGGACGCCAGTTGTAACAGTTCCTGTCCCTATATAAATGACGCCAGCAGACGTGTTACCGCTACCCGTCGTCAGCACTTCCATGCCATTAATGCGGAGGTAACTGTTTGCCGTGTTAACAGCCGTCTGGCCGTTCAACGTAACTGTCTCTGAAATAACAGCGTAATTTGTGTCCAACCCAGTAATTAAAACCGTTCTTGCGCCAGTACCAGCCGCCGCATCATTTGCAGACCCACTAGAAACTTTCATAACAGTTGCCGCAGCAGGAAACGCATACGTTGCGGAGCCCGTCCAAATCGTGCTGACGGCTGTGCCAACGCTATTATTAATACCAAAATCAAATACGCGAATGTGGCCCGTGATCTGATCACGCGATACTTGAAGGTCAAATGGCTCGTAAACGCCACGCTTGGTTACAGAATCATTAATTACATATGCTTGGCTTGCCATTATTTACTCCTTTTACGTGCGACTGCCGCATTATCTACCAAATTTGGATAAGGACGACCAGCCGCCCGTGCATTTGCTTTAGCAGTCGATTTTTGTTTGTCCGTTAAACGCTTATGATGAGCATTTTTTTCGGCGGGGTGTTCCCAAAAAGGTTTTTCGCCCATTTAACATCCCCATTTTTTAAGTGACTTGTTAATCCTGCTCTCAGGATCGTGCGCGTTTTTGTGGTTGGTCAATTTTGACCTCATGCCTTCCATCCGAGCGCAAAACGATTGGTGGCGAGGATTGTCAGAATCTTTTGTTGGGGCTTTTAAAGTGCCGCCAGTCTCCGAATGATATGAGGAGCGCCCTTTGGCGTTCAACCCACCAGATTCGGACTTGCCTTCTTTACGTGTCCATGCTGCCGTCATCTCATCCTCCGAAAAAAGAAGGGGGCTATAGCCCCCCTCTCACTTTATGCGAAGGGTCACGACTCTCCCGACTCAACATCACGCCCCGCAGGGGACTTGACGTTGTGTGCGGCTGAGAATGGCGACATGCTGCCGACTTTACCGCCGCTCTTGCGAGCAGGACGGTCAAGACGATGACCAGCTTTATCGCCGTGCATCGCTACAGTTTTGCCACCACGCTTCTTTTTGGAAGCTTCGCGAACAACATTCGAACCTTTACCAGCGTAGACGTCACTAGGAGTTGCGTCTTTCGCCATTTCGCCCCGCTGGGCAACCATTTTGCCTTTCATGGCATGTTTCCTTACGCTTGTGTGACGCCAAACAGGCCCGTAGTGGAACCCATATTGGCTGGTAAAACAAATTGACGGATGGCAAGACGTTTTGCCGCATCAGTTGCTGACTGAACGGCGTAGGTTCCACGTACATCACCTGTGGTTGTTGTTGCAGGACTTGTGGTCACTGCCGCAACGTATCCCGTACTCGCTGTAATTGCAGCAGCGTTGTAGTTAATGGCTACATCGCTGAAGAAATTAGAGAGAATTGGGAGACCAAAGATATCCGTTGTGCCAACTCTATAAGTAATCGCATTTGTAACGTTAGGTGTTACAGAAGCAATATACTTAAATGCTTTTTTGCCGTTGGTTGTGGTAGCTGTTGTCGTGCTTGTCGGTACAGTAATTGCTTCACTCATTGGTACGCCATAAATGTCGTAACCAGAAACAGTGAAGATAACTTCCGCCGTTGATGTACCAGAGACTGGAACAATACTAACCGCACGGGAAACAAGAGCCTGTGGGTTCCAGAGATAAACGGAATTAGTATCGCCAAAGGGCTGACCAAAAGCGTTTGGCCCCAAAGCGGCTTGTCCCGTTATCGTTGTGGAACCAACAGTATCGTCCCCAGCAACAGTGTAAGTTCCGGCTCCACCGGGAGGACCAGTAAGTTGGTTCACCACAGTAGTTCCAGCATTTACGCCAGTTCCAGTCAGTGTCATCCCGATTGTAATCGCCCCAGTCACGGACGATGCTGTCAGGATGCTACTTGCCACCACACCCGTGAAGGATGTGAAACCATCAAGCAACAAAAGGCCAGTTACAGTTGCACCAGTATTATAATTGATGCACGATGCGTTGACTGAAACACCTGTTGTCGTCGAGTTTGTCGAAACAAGTGTCATAGCTGTATTGGCCGTAGTTGCTGCGGCTGCTGCGATTGCAGCAGCCCCAAGAGCGTAAGGAGCAGCACTGATGGTCTGTGTATCCGACGTTGCAAAACCAGCGGTAAATGCACCGAAGTTCTGACCGGGGATATAGTTGAAGTTAGGACGAGGATCGATCCGGCCTACCCCACCCCAAAAAAGGGATGGGCCAAGCTGTGGGTTGTAATCCGTCACGTTTCCAATGGTATTCTGCCCAAAGGAGATTACGGGACCGGAGAATGCTGAAATAGCCATGTTGCAGTCTCCTGTGGATTACGAGGTTGGGAACGAGCCGTAAATAGACCGCCAATTGTAGTAGCCTAGCGAATAACGCTCGTAGCCTTTTACCAAAAGGTTATCTGTCGTGAAGTCGACTTGCATATCCATTTCGAATGGAATGCGGTCCATATACACAAGACCCTTGATGTTTGTCAGCAAGAACCAAGCGTAGTTGGACGTAAGGAAGTCCATGACCATGTAGCCTTCTGAGAGGCCGCCTCCGGTAAAAAGTATGGCATTAACATCATTATCTGCCGTTCCCGGGCGAAGCTGCGTCTTGCAAAGACGGATAGCAACTGGCTCGAGAGAAGGCGGAACAATGAGCTTCCGACCACGGGCAAAAATCTTGTTGCCAGCGATATCGCGGAAGTTCTGACGAATGGAAACCATGCCGTTAAGCAGGGTTGCTTCGTTCAGATCAACCTGAGTTGTCGGAGTGTTTGCGATGGTGGTGCCATCAATTGGATGCGATGTGGAGCAGAGTGCTACACCGTCGCCGCCAACAGCCGCATTGTACGTCGTTGCCGTGTTAAGCACGTTGGCGGCGTAAATTTCCTTTGTCTGGTGGAAAGATTCCGTCAGACCAAGGTTTGTCGGCTTAAACTGAGCCTTGTAGAGGTTGTCGTCGATTGCTTTACGAGTGATCGCGTAACCGAGACCGATTTCGTTATGTTCCTGATTGTAGACATAACGTTCGCCAGCTTGATTGTCGAACTGGGTGTTGCCACCTTCAGTCTTTAGCTGCGCGAGGCCGAGGTAACGCATTTCAGCGGTACGTTCCAAAGCCATGTTCGACTTGGTCATTTCAAAGACCTTGTCGTACTGGGATGGAATCATCGAATATTTGCCTTCCACGCCCCGAAGTCCGGGGAGGAGAAGGTCACGAATCTGACTAAGATTGACAGCCATTGTAGCCTACTCCTTACGAACCAGCAGTTAAACGGAAGCTCTGGTTGTTGAAACCAACGATGATGCTGTTGTACGGCGAAGTTGTGTCCGTACCATTTGCACCCGGAGGGTTTGTTACCAGAGAGAGAATGCGGAATGCATAAGTCGTCGAGGTGCTAATATTTGCCTGATTGGCATAAGCAACCGACTGACCCGTCAAAGCCTGAGTCGTTGGAGCGGCACCAGTGGTTCCGTTACCAGCGAAGTCAATGTTAGAGCCGACCTGTGCCTGAGTTACAGCAGCAGTTCCGCTTGTCTGGACTTTAAACGTTGCTTGTGGGTTAATAATAACCCATGCATCAATCGTTGTGCCAGATGGAACAGTCACAGCTGCTGGCCAATAAGGCGACCAAGCCTTACGGTTAACAGAGCTATTGTAATACTCGCATCCAATAAAGATGCCGAGGATTGCAGTTGTGCCGCCAGCAGCTACTACAACGTAACCGCCTGAAAGCTGTACAGGGTCGCCAGAATAAATGTTGTAAGTATTCCCGCTTGCAATCTGGTACTGAGCCTGACCGAGTGATCCGACCTGACCGTCCAGAAATCCTGCGAGTGCAAAACCAAAGGGCGCTGAAGTATTCGCCATAGGTTGCTCCTTTTCGGTAGAACACAAAAAAACAGCGCGTTTTCAAATGTTCAGCGATGAAGCCCACTACGGCGCGTAGCGGAGGTACAATTCAAAACATAGCACTAGTGAAATTGGAATGCAACAACAAGAAAAAGGGGCCATTTGGCCCCTGAATCTTATATGCGAGGAATTTCCATTGGGCCAAAAGACTTTCTGACCCCCGTTTTACTGGGGTCACGGTCAAAATGGCCGCTTGGGGAAAGGCCCAAAGCTTTTTCTTTGGACGCTACAGCGTCCCGGGCGTTGTGAAGCTCCCTCTGTTTGGCAATATTGCTGATTTCAAGAGGGCGTTCCATCAACATCATGCCTTTCCGGATGATTGCACCCCGTGTCCCGGGTGGCATCATGTTCGGATGACGGGATGCATCAACTGCTTCCCACCCCGCCTGAAGCAATTCAACTTCATAAGCGTCATCTTTCATGCCTGCGGTCTCATAACGCTTCCAATTGTAATCCCAACCTTCAGGAATGATGCGAGGATCGATGTAAAACTCATCATAGAAGTCCGCACCGATCTCTCCATCCTTTGCCCGGTTACGCAATTCCTCTGTGCGAAGGGCCGCTTCCCGTAATCCGCGAGGTTTGGAGGCAATTACAGGGCTTGCGGTGTCATGTATTGCCAAATTATCAAGAACATCGTCTTGAATCTCATTATAAGATGGTCCTACAGGGCGAGTTGGCCGTCCGGGCCCGCGTTTTTCATTCATTTCCATAACATTACCTCTTCAATTGACCTTTATTGACATAATAAGCGATGCTTTCAGCATAATCTTCGTCAGTCATATCCATATCACGCGCTGCCTCACGTTCTGCGGGAGACAAAGTGATGTTTATACTGCCGTTTGACTTGAAAGACGGTGTAGATGACCTAGAAACTGGTGCCGCCATCGCTTGTGGGCGGTTTGACCGTTGTGTTTCACGGGAATTTTGTTGCGGATTCTTGTTATCGTACACTTTGCTTTCAATCCGAGCAAAATATTCGGGTGATTCCGGAACAACATCGTCTGCAAGTGCCTCCCAATGGGCGGCTGTCATGCGAGCATTGAGCTTAGGGTCAGAAATAACTTCTGGATGAGCCCGAATCCACGCTTGGGACGCTGGCGTAAGGCTTGAAATACGTTCTTCGACCGGATCGCGAGGCATCTGTTGTATTTCAGGCTGCCTTGGCTGCTCCATTTCCTGTCTTTGAACAGTAATTCTTTCTTCAAGAGCCTCTTTTCCTTGTGCCAATTGCGTCAAACGGCTCTCAACTTGAGACATTTGACGTTGAATCTTGGCCGCTTTGGTATAATCGCCGTTTTCTAACGTTGCCGCATAGTCCCTTTCAAGCATTTCTGCATCACGTTCAAAGCTTGCGATAGCATTTACAAACGCTGTGTGCTGGTTTGTTGACGCTTGCGTCTGGAAAGTACGCACTTCCTGTCCGCGCTCATGCAAAAGACGTTCAGCATGCTCTTTTAGCCGCCTTGCTTCGTTGGCTTCAGCTTGTTTTTGAGCTAATTGGCGACGAAGAGTGTCAATCCCCTCGTCATTTTTTTGTTCAACCTTTTGAACTTGTTCTTTTTCTGGTGGTTCTGCGCCAATATCAATGTCATCAAACGGCAAAGCCATTTGATTTTTGATTTCGATGTCAATTGGTTCCAATTCTGACATGTTTTTCTCCCTTAAAATACGCGGTCAGGAGAAGGAACAACCATGCGAATCTGCATATCTTGCAACATACGGCACAAAACACCGTTAACATTTAATTGCCAACCGTCAGATGACCGGAATACAACCCAGTCACCAACATTTACATCTTGACCAGCAAATGAAGTTTTGTCGTCATCGACAAAAGCCAACGGGCCTTTTTTAATAACAAGGCCAACTTTGCCTTGGTACTCATCTTCTTTTCTAACTGAGTCAGGAAGGTGAATGCCGGATGCCGTTTTTTCTGGGCGCTTATATACGGCGCAAAGAATCCAGTTATTATAAATTTTGACATCGGAAACATCGCCAAGCGATGCTTTAAGCGCCTCAACGGGGTCAACCGCGTGAGTCATTTTCATTGTAGCAGTCTGCATTTTCTATCTCGCTTTTTCGTTAATGCCGATCAAATTGTCGTTGATCTCTTTTGCCCAGATAAGTGCGTCGGATAATCCTTTTAAATACCCGACGCGGTTTTTGTAGTCCTCGTAACTCTGTGCAGAACCATTCAGAACAGCCTCTGAAAAGTTCTGCCTCTCATCTTCCAAACGTTCTTGCAATCTGCGGTACAAGAACAAATCAAGTGACGCCATAGTTCTCCTTAATCAGCTTCAGGCCACTTCAGTTTTTCCAGACGGCCAAGGCCGCTGCCGGAACCGTATTCATCCTCTTGATAACGAGGCATTTCTTTACCCTCTATAACACGGCCACCCTTCTTGAATGGCCCTGCACCGCCAGCCATAGGCGGCATTGGAGCGCCACCCATTGGGGGCATTGGGGGCATTGGAGGAGCTCCACCGCCCATTGGAGGCGGCGGCATCATTGGAGGCATTGGAGGCATACCCATCATCTGTGCGTTTCCTGCGGGAGGCATTCCCATAGGAGGCATTGGAGGCATCATTGGAGCCTGTGGCTGCTGCTGGCCGCCGGGAGGCTGCATGATAATGTTAATGTTGGTTTTGCCAGACTTAATACGGCCACCTGATTTTCTCATTGGACGCATTGGAGTCCCAAAATCTGCTGGCATATACCCGCCCATACCGGGCATGCGAGGATTGCCTTGCATACCGTTACCACCCGGGCGAACCGGAGGAATTGTTGGCCCTCTTCCTCCACCGCCGCCCATGCCGGGCTTTGGCCGAATAGGATCATAGAGATAAGGATTAGACTGGAACCCGTTACCGCCCATCATGGGATTCATAAAATGTCCGCCGGGGCCACCAGATAGAGCCATTTGCTCTGGCGTAACCTGTTGAGCGTATTGACGCGGTCCATTTTGGCCAGACAAGCTTTGCATATATGCTTGACGCGCCGCTTCCATTCCTTGCTGTCCGCCACCAAAAGGTGTCTCTTGGCCCATGCCGTTGGGCATTTGCGGGTTTATGTTATTAAGAGAGCTGCCCAATTGCTGGGCCATGCCGGGGGCCATCTGACTAAGCCCAAGAGCTCCACCAATTTGTTTCTTAATGCGGCCACCTTTTTTATTCATTGATGGCTGATGATCATACCACGGATCATTTGGACTCATTTTAGACCGAGGCTCAGTCATTTTTTTCTTTTTAGCCCATGAATCCGTGCTTGGCATGGTATTGTTGCCAGCGGAGTCAACAAGCCTGCCGTAAGCCGGATCATTAGAATCAGCTAAAGGCAATTGCCGGGAAATCCTTCCGGCATCGGCTTTGTGAATGCGGCCACCTTTTTTCATAGGTTCATCGTCGCGGGTCGGAGCTATTTTTGCCTTGCCTGTTAACTTGTCAGCAGCCATGCGAATACCGCGCACACGCTTACCAATGGTTTTTTCTGTATCCATAATGTCGCGTGGAGAATATGGCGGCCTTGATTCGCCATACATCATGGATTTCATATTAGACAATTTTTGATTGTCTTTGTATTTGCTGTTAGCGCCAAGATTATCACGGGCGGCATCCATGTAACGGTTTAATGCGCCCCCACTAAGTTTGTGAGCGCGACCGCCCTTCTTCAGTCCTTCCATTGACTGCTGGCGGTCATGCTTCTTGTCGGACTTGGATTTCTCCCAGTCTTCCATCGACATTTTGTTTTTCTTTGCAAGCTTCTTGTCCTGAGACAAATCAGTCTTTG